GATACAAAAGCGATTACCAAAAGAGTGGCGACCAAAAACACAAAGAGGACTACTTTCATATCACGATGATTTTGAACAAATTAACATGAAACAAGGTAATTGGCTAGTCCTAGCTAGAACTAAGTTTATGTTAAATGATTTAGAGAATCACTTATACTCACAGGGGTTGTACTACGAGAACAAGTACAAAACGAATCGGGAACAAGATTTGTACAAAGCTATAACTGATTGGGAAAACCTCCGTAAAGGTGTGGATATAAACTACGATCAAATTAATAGAATCGCATCCTACATGTCACCGAATCACTTTGAAAAAAATTCTTTAAAACTTTTAGACAAAGATGCAACATATAAAATTTCAAACCTACAAGAGAGACGTTGGTTGAAAACGGATAAAATTTGGTATGAAGCTTTTGATGATGCGCCGCAAAGAATAATAAGGTATATAAGAAGGATGAGGGAGAATGGTGAAAAGTTAAATTCAAAACCAAGAATTACTTTATCTACAATACACGGTGCAAAAGGTGGTGAGCAGGATAACGTGGTTCTCCTGACAGATCTATCAAGAAACACACAAAGAAACTACGAACAAAATCCTGATGATGAAAATAGATTATTCTATGTTGGTGCAACTAGAACTAAAAATCATTTACATGTCATCAGACCAAAAGACATATACAAAGGATATAAAATATGAAAACAGAAGAAGCGTTACAACTAGCGAAAGAATTAATCGCTGGACCTAGAGCAAAAACTTACGGCGATAAAATTGTAAATCACGCAAACATAGCAAAACTATGGACAGCGTATTTAGACAAAGAGATTACGGCACACGATGCTGCTGTCATGATGGCGTTGTTAAAAGTAGCTAGAACAAAGTTTGGTCAACCAACATCAGATACCTATGTCGATGCAGCTGCATACATGGCAATAGCAGGAGAATGTAAACATGAAAATGATATTTAAACCACAAACAGAGTGGATACCACCAACAGACTTTCCTGATCTAGGTAAATACGATGAGATAGCTGTAGACTTAGAAACAAAAGATCCAAACCTAAACGAAAGAATGGGATCTGGTTCTGTTGTAGGTGTAGGTGATGTGGTTGGTATATCATTAGCCACACACGATTGGTGTGCATACTATCCTATTGCACATGAAGGTGGTGGTAACATGGATCGTAAGATGGTTTTAAAATGGTTACAAGACCAGATGAACACTGATTCGATTAAGATATTTCACAACGCAATGTATGATATCTGTTGGTTAAGAGCTCTTGGTATAAATGTAAAAGGACAAATTGTAGATACCATGATAGCTGCATCACTAGTAGATGAAAATAGATTTAGATATGATTTAAATGGTTTGTCTAGAGATTATTTAGGTAAAGGTAAAGATGAAAGTGTATTACAAGAAACAGCAAAGTCTTGGGGTGTAGATCCAAAAGCAGAAATGTATAAACTACCAGCTATGTACGTTGGAGCTTACGCGGAGCGTGACGCCCAACTCACACTGGAGTTGTGGCAAGAATTTAAAAAAGAAATATTACATCAAGACATTGAAGATATATTTAATATGGAAACAAAATTGTTTCCTGTTCTTGTTGACATGAGATTCTTAGGTGTTCGTGTAGACAAAGATAGAGCAGCTAGAGAAAAACAAAACATGGTTGAAGAAGAGAATAGATTACTAGGTGCCATCTATTCTGAAACCAAACAAGAAGTACAAATTTGGGCTGCAAGATCTATTGCGAAGGTGTTTGATAAGCTTGGTTTACCATACGAACGAACTGTAAAAACAGGGGCTCCTAGTTTTACAAAAAACTTTTTAGCGAATCACCCTCATCAAATTGTGCAAGCCATAGCAAAAGCAAGAGAGATTAATAAAGCTCACACAACTTTTATTGATACTATATTAAAATATTCAGCCAATGGTAGAATACATGCAGAGATAAACCAGTTACGTGGCGACAGTGGTGGTACGGTAACAGGTAGATTTAGTATGAACAATCCAAACTTACAGCAAATACCTGCAAGGAACAAAGATCTTGGACCACGGATAAGATCGTTGTTTATACCTGAGGAAGGATGTAAGTGGGGCTGCTTTGATTACAACCAACAAGAACCACGTCTTGTTGTGCACTACGCTGCACTGCAAGGATTTTATTCTGTAGAGGATGTAGTAGAGGCATACAAAAATGAAAATGCAGACTTCCATCAGATTGTAGCAGATATGGCCGACATTGGTAGATTTCAGGCTAAAACAATTAATCTTGGTTTGTTTTACGGTATGGGTAAAAATAAATTACAAGCAGAGCTTGGTATAAACAAATTACAAGCAGAGGATTTATTTAAACAATATCATAGCAAGGTGCCTTTTGTTAAACAGCTCATGGATGCGGTGATGAGTAGAGCACAACAACGTGGTAAAGTTAGAACGCTTCTGGGTAGACTATGTAGGTTTCATCTATGGGAACCGAATCAGTTCGGTATCCACAAACCATTGCCTCATGATGCAGCGCTGTCGGAACACGGACCAGGGATCAGAAGAGCATACACATACAAAGCTTTGAATAGATTAATACAAGGATCTGCAGCAGACATGACGAAGAAAGCTATGATAGATTTACACGCTGAAGGCATACTACCACATCTACAAGTTCACGATGAACTAGATATATCTGTGCAGAATAAAAAAGAAGCTGAAAAAATTAAAGAGATAATGGAGTCAACGGTCACACTTGAAGTTCCTAATAAAGTAGACTATGAAGAAGGGGATAACTGGGGCAGTATCAAATGAGGTTTTATTATGGCGTATCTAAATGCAAATATACCAGTGGAGTATGCACAAATCAGGAGAGAGTATCTTTATGATCTTAAAAAACATCATGGCGAAGTCGAAGATTGTATCATTTTTGGTATCTCCTCTATTACAGGTAAGTCGCTTTTGTTTCATGCCATTATGGAAAATGGTGCGATCTTCTACCGTTTACCGATTACTGCTTTCATTCAAAGAGGTTTTAAGCCAGAAGACGTTCCTAAACGTAGACTTGATGAGCTACAGTTATGGAACTGTTTTAGTTATTATCCTTCTGTTCATTCTTGGGACATTTTAGAAGCACAAGCCGGTAAATACATAGGTAAAGATAAAAAATGGCATCCAGGCAAATATTTATTCACTGTTGACTTTGCTCACCCAGAGCCTAATATACTGGATACGGATCATTCAGAGATACCGCACGAGCATAAATGCGCTCACATCATAGCTCTAGACGACGGGAACTATGCAGCACAACCTAACAACAGATGTATTTGGGATATACCTTCATTCACTGTAAAAGATAATGTGCCTGATTGGAAAGTGCAAACATCTGAATGGAATGTAGAAAACACAAGTAAATGGAAGACCGAAGATACGGATAACTTCTTTTACGAAATTGAGGAGAAGAAACATGATTGAAAAATGTAAAGCAGTTTGTTGCAAAGTTTGGGACAAAATAAAAGCTGGCTGGAACTGGATCGTGTCTAGATTCAACAGGTAGTTTATGGCCCTAAAAATTTCTGAGTCCGCTGCCGTACAAATGCCGATGAAGACGGTTGCTAGTTTGATCACGATGGTTGCCATCGGGACCTGGGCTTATTTTGGCCTGCACGAAACACTCAACCAACACTCTACAAAAATAGAGTTGATGCAAAAAGATTTAGAACAAAACACAGAGTTTAGAATTAAATATCCAAGAGGTGAGTTAGGTCAATCAGCTGGAGAAGCAGAACTATTTATGATTGTAGAGCACGTTAGTGGTTTACTAGAAGATGTAGAAGAAGAAATTAAGGGCATGAGAAACAATGCAGTTAACATAGAATTTTTAAAGAAAAGAACAGAGAAATTAACTGAAGACGTAGAAAAACTAATCAGGAACGGAAGTCATCAATAATGAAAAAACAAAAGAAAATTAAGTTATCTAAATTTGAATGGGTAAAGAAAAATATAGTTATTGTGCCCGTAGTAGCAGCAATACTAGCCGGAACATTTACATCTGTTAGGTATGTTATAAATCTTACAGACACCATAGAAGCAAACAAACAAGTTTTAGTAAATATTAAAAGAG